TCTCTATAATGTCCTTCACGACTGCTTTTAAACTCGGCAATCTTTTTGCGAGTCTCGCTTAGCATTTGAACAGCAGCGTCGTGACTGACCTGAGATACATCAACTTTCTTTCCAAACTGAGAAGTATAATGCTCAGAAAGTTTCTTAGAATTGAGCTTTGGTGCTAGATCATTTAGATTCATCTTCGTTAAATCCCTTAATTTTAATGTATTTAGTCAATTTAACAGTTTTGTCAAGATTGCGTTTTGCTTCCCGCATACGTTCTACATCTTCATTGATTCTAATCAACAACCATTCTCGGTCTGTAATATCTGTCGCTGTTTTTAATATACGTTTTCTATTTTCAATTTGAAAACGATAATTTTGTACCCGTTTATCGTTAACAATAAGCGTATGCGAATTTTTCCAATCGTTTTTGCTATCAAAGATACACCAACTCATAGCAACAGCACTGGACGCTACTGTGTCTATATACTGATCATGCTTATATAAATCATATCTATGGTTATCTGTTTGATTTATAACATATTTTCCAAACACATGATACTGTGTCCCGTCTTGTACAATAGCAGGAACAGATTCTCGTTCAAAAAAACGTTTAATTTTTTGTGTAACACGATCAATATCAATCATATTTCTGTAATCCAAATGTTTTGATTTTTTCCCGAGGTGTGAATGTATGGCAATATATTCTCTTTTTCGTCTAGCCCAACAATAATAGGTGTACCTTCAAAATCCCTTTTAAGAGCACCAAGAGAGTCGCCATCTAATAAAAACACATCTTGTGTTTCATTAACAAATGTAAAGCACCATTTTTTATCATATGCAACATCGGATAGCTTCATCGGCTGTGTTCTAAACAATAGCACCTGTAGTACTGTTTCCCAGTTGCTCTGTTGCCGGCGAAACTTATTCCATTCATCAACTGTATTAATATCTTTCCCACCAATTTTAGCAGGTAATGATTGTTGTTTATATGGTCTATTAATACCAGTCGGAGTTATGTCGAATGACGTACATATCTTTATTTGTTGCATAATTCCACCAACACTTTTAATCGTTGTAATTCTTCAAGTATTGCTGGATGACGTTCTGCTAGCCCATCCCAATCATACCTTAGCGCAAATCCGTTCCATTCCTCATAAACACCTTGTTTAACAACTCTACGTTCTATTGAACCTACATGCCTAGCAAACACAGTTTTTCCGCCATCGGGCGACTCGTAAACAATAAAAGGGCTTTTTTGCATAGCGTATTTAATGCCAATAAAAAAGCCCAGTATAAAACTGGGCTTTTTAGGTTTATTATCAGTAATTAATTACTGAGTGAAACCAGTTACGTCTGCAATAGTGTATGCTTGGCCGTCAGTTGCTGTGTAAGAACCTGCTGCAAAGTCACTAGACTCAGCGCCGCTGATAATGAAATAAGCGGTAGCTGTAGAAGCTGCTGTGAAAGCGCCAACAACTTCGATAGTAGCTAGTTGCTGAATGCTTTGTACTAAAGCGTCCATGTTAGCTTGAGTCATTGCTGAACCCTTAGCGAAGCTCTTTACTAGTAGGTTACGACCTACGGTTTCAACTGCACCTGCATAACCGTGTGCGCGAGTTACTCCTGGCATAATAATTCTCCTAATGTTTGTTTGTTAATATTATTTATATAAAAGATAAAAAAACTTACCTTAATAACGAGTTTGTCGTCGCCAAATTTCAATTTCCTCAGATCCTAACTCAGAAAATTCCATTGTTGTTGGATTTGTTAAAATAACTGCTGTTTTTCTAGCTTGCATAGGATCTTGTAATGCTAACTTTTGCATAGCCATAATATCTAAATTTCCGTGTTGTTGATTTTTTATCATCGTTTTATTATCTAAGACGAATGTTCTATCATCAATAAAATCTTGTTCACCGGCAGATCGATTTTTTAATGCTCCCATGCCATACCATTGATTATTTGCTTTAATTAGACGCTGTCCATTTAATCCGCCTGTTTCATAGCGATAAGCCATAACAATTACTGGAAGAATTAATCCCTCAATTCTAGAGACACCATTTGGTATTGCACCTCCATAAGCAACCTTAGAAAGTTTTCTATTCAATACGTCAACTTTTACACCTAGAGATGGGCTAATATTTGATGCTATTCCACTAGTAATAATAGTATGCGCTGCATCCTGAGAAGATTTATTATTTAAATCATCACCATTTCTTAAAAGTGTTTGTATTGCAGAGCTTACTTTTGTAGAAGTAACACTGGCACCAATCTGATTATATGCTAATTTTTCTAAAATTTCTCCGTACATTGACGGTGATACTTTTTCTTTTCCGTATGCTTGTTGCAAGCTATATCTCATATTATCCCATTGTACTAAAAATCCGTTTATTAACAAGTTAACAGTACGGTCTTGTTCAGCACGTCGTTCAATTTGATCAATAGTCATCCCTGAATCTAATTGTTGACCAAAAGATTTTATATAGTTTTTGAGTTTATCCCAAAAACTTTCATCTAATCGTTGTTCTAAAATAACATCATTAATCTTCATCGGTACGTTTGAGACTCCGTTCAAATTTTCTTGGATCCCGCGCCCGAATAGCATTTAATAGTTTACGGTTTAATATTTCAGCATCTTCTTCAGAATAATTAGAATCAATAAATTCCATTAGTCTAATAGCACTGGAAATTACGTTATTAGCACGACTTTCAACTAAATGAGAGCGGTCGCGCTCAACATACATACTTTCTAATTCTTCAAGAATGCTTCGTGTGCGTTTTTGCATCGCGGTTCTCTTTCTATATCGTATTTATTCTATTTAAGTCGCTTGTAACACAGTGAAAGCCAGCATCCCAATATCTTGAATGCCTAAATTTTAGAACATGAGGGGTAATATTATATTCTTCAAGTTTCTTGAAAAGCTCTAAATTTTCTTCTAGACAAATAATATTATTTCTATCGATTAATAACATATTAACATCAAAGTACGTTTCAGGGTTACCAGAATGTTTAGTTTGTTTGACATAAAATACTTCCATACCTGGAATATTAACCGGTGTATCATCTCTAGCAATTAGCAAATTATCATGAACTACAGCTATAGTACCATCAAGATGTCCTTCTGAATTAACAACATGTATGTTATAATCTGGAAAATATTTTTTGATTAATTCTAAATAATTAATGTTGTTCCAAGTACCAATAATTAAGTCATTATCTAATCGACAAACCATCGCTGTATCTATCTTTGTATCTCTAATCACAGTATTTGTTGTAGATACAGCATCTACAATATGCGCAATATTTGAAAATTCGCACTTATGTAATTGTGTTAATGAATGAATCTTAAAGATATCGGTTAATTCTTGTTTAACAAATAATGGAAGATTATTCCATTCAGATTCGTTAATTGGAGCATTCTCAGGCCAATCTTTGCCACGAATATCGTTCCAATTAGTATTATATGTTTCAACAAACAACCGATTGCCGATCATCCCAAGATAATCACGAGGTGTTACAATTGCAGACAAATTATGATTAATGTCATTAGGTCGCAATACTGTTACATTAAATGATTCTAAGAATCTTGCTAATGCGTCTAAATCTTCATTAGTTTCATCTGCAATTTTTTGGGCGAGATCATCATCGTAATATTGCGGGTTGTGTGCTTTTCCTACAATGCAGACATCCAACCGATCAAGTTGATTGTTTACTTGCCACATATTATTTTAATAGAAGTTTTGCAATTCCCACTGGGCGGTCGCTATCTTTAGTATATGCAGTATGGATTGTTTTAGAAGGAATTAAGTCTAATGCATCGCATACTTCTTTTTGTTTATCTCCGTATGTATTCCAAGCGTAGTCGCGTGGAATATTGTCAATCATAAAGGCTCCGCATGACGTTAATGAACTATTAACATCACCATAATAATGATTAAACATTGTGATAGAATCAACGGTTCTTTGTTTAGACCATCGCAATCCAATGCGATTCCATTGCAATGCATATTTGCTCAAACTCATTGCAAAAGATTTAATATTAGGATGATCAAAGTCTAAATCAATATCGCGAGCTGTAATCATCCAAGCCATATCAATGTGAATGTCGATATTTTTTTCTTCGCATTCCTTTAAAACATCATTCCATTCTGGACGTATATCACCCCACTTCCAATTTGGAAGGGAGATAATTAGCGGAATTCCCGGCTGTAAATTTCCTACTTCATTTGGCATCTTCCCCATCATTGTATAATAACTATATTCCTCTGGTAAGATCTGTAGGTTATTCCACCCGTGTCTAATAACAAACGAGTCAATATAATGTGTGCAACCTATTATAACATCAATATTTGGAAATTTATTCCATCCTTGAAGATTATTAATTTTTGTGTCTTTAAACCATTCATCAGCCGGGCCAATGAAATCTTTATATTCAACAATTTTTTGTGGTTTTTCATACCATTGCGCTTTTAATCCTAGTAGAAATTCGTCCTCAATCGGATATGCGCGATCAGTTAGGTCATCTTTAGAATACATTATTTCATCCAATTAAACATATACATATAAAACGGACTAGAAAAATCTAGTGTCCATGTCCCGTCGTGACCAAACCATGTTTCTCCAATTACATTTTCCTCAAGTTCAATACCTTGTTCACGTTGTTGAGTAGCCCATGGTTTGGGATAGATTGGACTATAGTAACTCCTGCTCCAAACAATATTTCTAATATTAATACCATCAATATCAACTTGCTCTAGAACTAACATTTGTGTTGGATCTATTAAATTTCCAGATCTAACTATGCGAAGAGATTGATTCGTTCCTAATATTAAATTATGATTAAATGATATTATTTCATTACCAACGGTGCCTGCAAATTTTTTTGCATCATTAACATATACTTCAATATGCGGCGGTTCTTTTGCATATTCTGCAGAAAAATATAGTTTAAAATTAATATCTTCAGTCATGAGTTATTTTTAATATTATTTAAGAGACTAGTAAGTTTATTACTGTCAACATCTGCATTAATCTTTTTACTAGGATTAATCGCATTATTGCTTACATTACTTATAGGCTTAATATTATTCATGCTAAATCCTCCTGTACCCGGAATAGCAGAATCTTCAGACTGCTCACAGTCTGAAATACGTAGTGTGTTAATGTCAAACTCTAAGTCTACTTTGCTGCCTACACCCGAGCTTGAACGTGTTTTCATTAATTGAATTTGATAGCGACCACGTTCGCGCATTGCGCGGCTTGTAAAAATACCAAACACGTTGTCTGCTGTGTTAATCTTTGAAATACCACCCGAAATGTGCGAGTGGTCAAATTCAATTTCTTCCACTGCTGAACGGTTTAACTGCGATGCTGTTACTAGCACAACATTTAATTCTTTTGCTAAGTTACGGATTTCTTCTGAGACATATTTGTCCTTAACAAACAAATCGCTTGGGCTAACTTTAGCACTTACGGGCATTAACAAGTCCAAATAGTCAATACACAAAAAGTCTACAGTAACACCAGTTTGAATTTGTAGTTCTTTAATGTAACTACGAATATCATTTACTGTGCTCTGCGCTGGCATGTACTTAATACGGAACTTACCAGATTTTTTCTGCATCATTTTAACTTTCATCTCAACGTTATCAATGTCTTTAAACACTTCTTTACTTGATGTATTTGTCATCATTGAGTCAATACGCATTGAACACAAGTCTTCAGAGAGTTCTAGTGAAATGTATACACCGTTAAGTCCAGCAGTTACCCAGTTCACACTTAGATTCTGCATAAACAAACTTTTGCCTGAACCTGAACCACCGGCAAAAATCTGTAGTTCTCCTCTGTTAAATCCGCCGTACAACGCACGATCTAAATTAAGCCAACCTGTACTAACCTGTCCGTTGTTAGACTTAATATTCATTAAACGTGTGCGAGGATCTTCAAAGTAGTCCGTTCCCATGTCTTTGTGCAAACTAATTTGCACAGCATCTTTGATTAGTTTTTCAACTGGATCAAAATTACCCTTTTCCAGCATGTCTGCAGATTTAAGAATAGCACGCTCAAGTTCTTGACGCTTAGTAAATTTTTCAAACTCGTCCATAAACCAATCGTAATGTCCATCCTTCATCTCAGGCGGAATCGGTTTTAGTTTTGCACCTACCGCAGCATTAAGTTGTTCTAACTCAGGCATAGTCTTGTACTTGTCACTATGCTCTTTAATGAATGTTGCTGCTTCACGTAAACTTGGATCAAAGTTGTCTACGTTATAGATGTTTTGCACACGCACATAACTCTGTGCATCTGCCAGCATCATTTCTAGAAATAGTTTTTGTATGTCTACTGTATATTCTTTCAATTTTTATCTTCCATGTAATCGAAAAGAGCGTATAAACTATACCTAGTTACTCCTTTTGGAACTGCATTTGGCATTTTATGTAATCGTTTATAGATATTATCCATAATATATCCAGTATTAGGTATGAATGGTAGTGCATGTTCACCAAAGACGGTACCGAGATTTTCCGGTGCGTTATTTAAATATATTTGCATTGAGCCAATTATATGTTCGCTATCAGCATGTTCACTTATACGATATCCTTCATAATCTTTCCAAACGATAGCTGTTCTAAATTTAAATCCAAATCTTGAATAATCTAAACTATCTAATTTTACCCAAATATCGTCTAATACTCCATCGGTAATCCATTTAAGTTCTAATCTAGAATTATTAGATTGATTATATGCTCCAAACCGACACACTCCCCAATTCTCTTCTGGTTCGTTTTCTATACGTTGAAAGAGTTCGTCTAATTCATTTTCCTCAAATAAATTATTCACAGACCAAAGTCCCGGAACTATTTCAACTGCATTATCTAATGATTCTTGTATCATATCTTTCTCGCTAAAACTTTTTTATCTAATTCAATTTTAATTTTGCTTGAATTCTTGTTCTTAATAATACTTATTAGCGTGGCCAATTTGCCATAACGCTTTACTGCATCGTTAACATCTTTAATGTCTGCGTCCCAATCCGGAATACTTACCGAAAACCCATATTTAACAGCGTCATCAATTAACGCTAATCCTGCGCTATCCTGATCCGGTACCACAACAATTTCTCTATTAAGTTTTCTTAATACTGCTGCTTGTGTATCACTAATTCTATTTGTTGTTACTGATACTCCATCAATGCTTAATGCATCGAACTGTCCTTCGACTACAATTGCAAACTGCCAGTTGTCGTGTTGCAAGTCTACGCCAAATACATATCCTGCTGCTGAACAGTTGTTTAGATATTTTGGTTTACGGTCATCTAAGAAACGTGTAGTCCATCCAACAATCTTGTTATTATATGTATACGGTATTAATATCCCCGGGCGTGTTTGTTCTACATCAACCATATAAGGGTAAGCCCAAGGATCAACTCCTCTGTTGCGCAAATACGCTAATAATTCTACATCGTTATCGTCAATTAATCGTGCAGTTTCTGGTAGTGGTACTTCCGGAAAATTAATTCGTATTTCTTCTTCTTGTCGTTCACGAATTAATTGGTTAATATTTTTATGTTTTAAACTGTCAAGCGTTAAACGTTGTACTTCAATATCCGGAACGCCCATCCACGATAATAAACGCTGTGCCTTAAAACTTACTGGATAACCGAGAGTAAAACTGGCAGTATAGCCGCAGTTGAAGCAGTGATAGCTCCAATCTGTATCTGTTGAGAATTTAAAACCGCCACGTTGTTTGCGATCAGCAGTTTCTCCATTGTGTATGCAACAAGGAGCATCAAAACTAGTCCAACCAGAACTATTAGTTTTGCGTTTTCCATTGATATAAGATAGTACATTTAACACTCTAGTAGTTTAACAGAATCAATGTAATCAATCAACCGTTTTGAAATAATTTCATGTCCTTTTTCATTAGGATGTTTACCTGGAGCAAACACATCACGAGGACGTGATCCAGTATCAACAATCATTTGATTTGCATTTTCTGCTGGATAGATATGTGTCGGTACCGTAATCTCGTTTGGTAAAGTTTCTAACATGTTATATTGTATTACAGGAATGTTATAACGGGCAGCAATACCGTCAAAGAAAAGCAATGTTTGATCTTTATTTTTAATCTGCAATTCTTCGCAAAGCTGGTCTTCCATGTAAGACCGAAATGTTTGTTGCCACGATGAACTATAATTGCCCATACCATACAATAACCATGAACTGTTTACATGACTATTCCATTCAGGATCCCCTTTACCAGAATCATGTTTATTATTATGCCAACTCCAACGCCAGGATTCAGTTAGCCCAATTACAAACATACTATCAGTTAAATCATGATTCTTAACATACCAAGTTGCTGCTTCGCGTATACTAACTAAACTTGCACCGGGAAACGCATGGTTTTCATATTCTAAGCCATAATGATTAGCAATAAGTCCTGGCCAGTTATGTGCTAACCGATATGGAGTATTCATATCCCAATAGCGAGGATTGTCTTTTTCGTGTGCTAACTTAGGATCATTTAATTCATCGCCAAACGTCCATGAGCAGCCAAATGCTACAAGTTTCTTAATCATATGTATAATTATGAAAGATTGTAATCTGTTGCTTGATTTAGTATCTAGTAGTTAACCCTGATGCTATTGACAGTACCATCTGTCCAATCATACACATATGCTCTAACCCAAACAAAGTTACCTGTAAAGTTATAACTAACGTTTGCGGTTGTTACTGTATCATATTCTAAATATGTAATGTTGGCTGCGGTAACTGAATTGCCAAGTTCTACCGTACACCAATCTGTTGCTGTTGGCGTAGTTGCTAGTGTTGCTTCAATACGCACCTTACCAATAAAGCCAGTTAAACTAAACTGTACCGTATGGTTACCGTCTGCGTTGCCATAGTAGCCATTTGCTTTTACAGCGTCGCCTGTGTAAGTTTGCGTAGAGCTATCACTTGGATGAACTTGTTGTGATGCTAATAATTGTGATGTAATTTGTGCCATATCTATATTTACCGTACCATAATGCTGTCAATGCTGCCTTGTGTGTACTCAACACTTAGACGCATTTTGCCGTACAATCCCGTTACGTTCATGTATTTTGCTGCTGTTACTGCACCCGAATCATATTGAATTGATTCTAATTCATACCAAGGCGCTTCACCGTTTAAACTTGATTCAACGGTAATAGTACCTTCAAACGCATTTAAATTATATTGAATCGTTTGCAGATAATGTTCCGGCGACCATTCTGAACTATATACTGTTGTGCTATCGCCAGGATTAGCAGCAACAGTAACAGAGGTACTTTCTTGAAACTCAGGCATAGCCGCATCAGCAATATAAAGTACTCCACGAGCACCTGCTGAATCATCAACATATACTGGTTCGGTTAAACTTGATCTATCAACTGTAATACTATAATTTGCTAACTGTGATTGTACGTTATCTAGTGTGTTTGATGTAATAGTAAGTTTTGCCTGTCCTCGTGTAGCACTAACTGTTTCTAAATCTCGAGCAAATAATAGTTCTGTACCATCTCTGCTCATTACACGACAAGTAAATGTTAGTCCTGTAATATCTACCGGTTTTTGATCCTGATTTAAAAATCTAAATAGGATAACGTTATCAACGCCTTTGCTGGCTTTTAGGTTCTTGCTGTACACAGGATTCCACCTCACATTATGATAGGCCCCGCTGTTGTCCAATAACAACACCACCTGAGTTTGCTGATATAAATATGCTAAAGTTGAATACATAACCACGGAGCCTTTATATACTATTTATGGATACTGAGCTATTCGAAAAAATCACAGACAGATACCCGTTCTTGTCAATAGTTCGGTACGCGGAAAACGAGCACGTTGGTATTATATTGAACCAAGATGCCTCTGTAACTACCATGTATGATTTTGGCAGTATACTTGAAGAAGAATTGAAAAGAATGTTCTTAGAATTAGGTGAGATTTGGTGGTGGGAAAGTAATCATACTATCCCTATTAACATCTTCTTAAAAAGCGATTGGGAAATATTTAAGCCTTATTTAAAGACTTTTAATAATAAAAATTTAGAAGTTATTTCCGGACAAGTTACAAGTTTGTCCGACTTGACAAAGAATCGCAAAAAGCGTAAATCAATTACACTAGTTAGACGAATCAATGATTAAAAATTTTATTGCTGGTGGATGTTCATTTACCTCTGATACTCAAAATACAAAAAAAACTTGGGCAACTGTTGTTGGACAAGAATTTTCTTTTTATAAAAATCTAGCGTCGGGTGGTGCTGGAAACTACTATATTTCATCTAGTGTAATCGATTATTTAGAATCAACAAACCTAGATCCAAATGAAACCTTAGTTGCAGTTATGTGGTCAGGTGTTGGCCGCAAGGATTTACTAATTTCAGGTGAATATTATTTTTGGCTTAAAAAAGATTACCCTTTCTTAGCGTCAACCACAGAACAAGAAACCTACTATCTGTTCAGCGGCGGTGTTGCAGCAAGTTGGTTAGATAATTCCGAGACTCGAGAAGCATTTAAAGGATCTTATAAATTTAGTGATCCACAAAGTCTTTGCAATGAGAGTCTTTTTGAAATTATTAAACTAAAAGGTTATCTCGAAAGCAAAAGATATAACTATGTATTCACCAATTATTTTGACTGCTGGATGCCCGACAAAGAATCAGGACACGGTGGCGATTATTCTATTGGGTTCTTTTGTAAAGATACGCCTATGTATCAGAACTTAGATCGAACACATTATTGGGTTAATAACTTTTTAGGCAATTATGCCGAAGAGCGCAGCCAACTTGACAACACCTGGCATCCAACCGACGAGTGTCATACCAGCTGGGCAAACGAAGTTATGCTACCATATATTAACCAATTTTATTAATGATGTTCATATGCAATGCTACAAGATGTGCGTAAGAAATCGCATGTGATTTTTTAAATGTGTAGCCTTCTTCTGTTTTATCCCAAATAGTTTCTGCTACTTCCTTCCAGGGTTTACCGATAAGATGTTTCTTACCTGGGCGAATCATAGCCAAGAACATCGCCATACGTGGAATGGTGTTTACATCTAATTTCTTTAATATATCAGCATAGTTATTAATGTGTATAATCTTTCCAACAAACTCTTCTTCGTGTAATCTGTGCCACGGTGGTTCCGTGCTCATTAGAAGATCATAGTGTGCTTGATCCTTAATGTGTTCGTATACATGAACATTAAGGAAGTCAATCTTAAAGTATCCTAACTCTTCTGCTCTCTTGTAATCAATACTTGCGCAATTACATACAGGATCTGTTGGAATAGGTGTTACATATACGCCTGAGTTGTGCTTGCGATCCTGTTGTCGTGCTGGTGTATGCTCAATCAAACTTAAAATGTCATCTCGGTTTCCAAAATCAATGTCAATATCTGCGCTCATTACCAACCTGCCTGCTTTAACATTTCTTTAACATATTCTTGATCAGCAACATACTTGCTAAAGATACGTTCCCATGTTTCTGGGTAAATGTATTCCCAAATAATCTTCTGTTGTTCTTCGTTTAGTTTACTTAAGAAATCCATTCCACTTGATGAATTGTATATTACCCAAGGACTAAGTGTACCTTTAGTAATTAACTGGCATACACGATTTGAATTATTAAAACGAATCACATCTTGTGGGTTAGAGTTATTTTCTTCGCCCCAAGTAATACTGTATTCCATTGCTCGCACCAGCGCACGATCAGCACGTTCGGTTACTAACAAATTCATTAAATATTCTTGATAAACACTATCTTTTGCCCAATGATCTAATTTCTTATTATTCTTAACCACATACTCGATAAACTTTGGTACATCGATAGCACCAATAGATACGCAATAACGTCCAAACTTAACAAATGCTCGATAATAAGGACTACCTGCAAAGTCTTCAAATGTTTTTAACTTTGCTGATCCTTGTGTGTATTCGTAAAACTTTAGGTATGCTTGGTAACCAATTTGAACTCCGCGCTCATCTTTTTCTTGGAAACGCTTTTTCTGCTCACAAACGTGTACTGCTAGACTGCTTTCACGTTTAAATTCACGTTCGCAATATCGGCAGGTATATATTTCAGTCTGTTCCGTGGAGCTTAATGTAGTCATCTACTTCTCGTTTAGTGACAAGTTTTGCTAATACTTCAATATCGTCTACTTTAGCATTTGGAAATAAATTAGTCAACTTTTTAACGTTCTCATCAGCTTTTTTATCTTTCTTTTGCATCTCGAGCCATTTATGTCTTTGTGGCCCAATTCCTGGACTTGCTGCGCAAAGTTCTAACCATTGTAGTTTTGGATGTTTACTAATTTCAAACCAATGCTTATTACAATAATGATTTGCTGCTGCTAGATAGTAATGTTGAATTTCACGCGAACCTTCTACACTTGCTCCCCACTTTAACGCAAGAAAGGCACTAAAGCCTTTGCGTTCTTCGTCGCTTAGATTATCATAAAAATTGTAATCCTTGCGATCCATTGCTGAGAGCATTTTAAAAATGTCTAG